AGTCTCTACGCTGAAAGAACGGCCCTTGCCTAGTCTCTGACGATCAATGTTCCAATGACCATCTGCAACACGGCTAACACTTAGTAGAGAATCGTCTTCCATAGTAAAGATATTCTCGTCACCTAGAGCTAGGTTTCTAACATCAACATACTCCATGAAGAAAGGATTCTCCTGCCAGCCAGTAACTAGCATATCCTCAATTAGATCCTCGGATAGAGCAAATAGAACGTTCTGATTTCTACGAATAGCCTTACGAACTTCTGCCTTATTAGCATTCTCGCTTAGACCTAGAGCATTACGGAAAATAGAGACAATCTTATCACTTGCATCCTTAGCAGTGATGCCAGCCTCAAATACGCCATTCTTAGCGTCAATCATTAGCTTACTAAAAGCCATTAGCTTACTTTCATCATTTTCAAAAGCTGCACGAACAGTAGCATCAAAATTCATTAGATTCTTCATATAGTTTCACCATCCTTTCAAAATTATAGATGCTCAACAACGAGCTTATACATAATTCTGTTCTTACGCACAATCTTCTTTAGAACCTTTGCGCAGAACTGAGTATTGTCAGCAGTATCAGAGACATTATAAATAGAGCCGTCATAAGTTACATACTGACCTTCCTTAGGAGCAACATCGAAAGCGTTCTCAGATAGAGAATATCTGTCGCCAACCTTTAGAACATAGCATCTAACAACTGCATCCTTAGCGTTGTAGAAACGTTCCTCATAGGTATATTCCTTTAGACCATCAAAAGCCATAATAGGGGGAGCTAGAACTAGCATAGGCTCCTTACCAGCAGCGTAAGCTACCTCCTCGTAATACTCGTCGTCAATATAATTGCCACGAGCAATGATGCCACCGTTATCTCTGTCGGCGTTCATCTTCACACTAAAAATATGTTCAGCCCACTGAGTAGCACCTAGCATAGTAGATTCAGCTACAACGTGGGAGACCTTTAGATTCATATCCTGTGCCATAATATTTTTCATCCTTTCATAAAATAAATAATTTGTTTAATATAACAAAAACAACCGTTTCCGATTGCTTAAGTATTGAAATAATATTCATTTTGTACTGTTAAAAATTAATCTTTACTAAATAGACCGGCATAAGCCTGCTTCTTTTTATTAGGTTTAGCTTGATAATTGAAGCCAACAGACTTTCTCTTTTCAACCTTATTTGATTCAACGGCAAACTTTTTCTTCATGGAAGCAGCATATAGAAGGTCGGCCTTTGTCTTCAACTCATCAACTGAATAATGATCCATTTCAGACATTAGGGCTTTAAATTCATCGGAATCTCTGATTTCATCATAATCAGCGCTCTCAAAAATAGCATCTTTTTCTGCTTTGATAGTAGCAGCATCATAACTTTCTTTAAATGCCTTAAGCTCTGCATAATTAGACTTTAACTCATCAAGAGCATCCTTCTCTGCCTTAGACAACCATTCATTGAAAACTTCAACTCGTTCACCATCAAATGCAATATTGTCGCCATCCTTAGAATAAACCTGTCTAAAGAATTTATAACCCTCGTCGGTCCAATCTTCATAAATAAACTTATTATCATAAACTTCGATAATCCATGCATAGCTATATCCATCCTCAGAATACGCATCTAATAATTGATATAGTGATGCTCTAATATCATCATGACTAAGTTCAAATTTAATCTCAAACTTCTCTCCGGGTTCCTCTACAACAGGCTCTTCAACTTCTTCCTCATTTTCGACAACAACTTCTTCTTCGGTTTCAACCACAACTTCATCACCATCTTCGAAAGAAGTTTCCTCAGAAACGATTTCTTCGTTAACGATAACTTCCTCACCATCAACCTGTTCCTCAACTACAACAGTTTCTGGCTCGTTAAGTTCTTCCTCGACAACGATGTTTTCAACATCAACCATCTCTTCATTTCCTCCTTTCTCAAAATTTTTATTGAAATTGGATAAAGTAGTATTTAACTTGTCCAAAACTTCAATCATTTTTTCTTGATAATTTACGCCCAACATACTATTATTTGAGCTAAAACTATCAATAGTAATCTTGCTTCCTTTCATGCCTTCTTGAATTTCAGTCACACCATCTTGTTCATACCCAAGAATAGTCACGCCCATAAATGTAAAAGAATCAATAGATAAATAATCTTCCTCGCCATTCCATGACATTTCATTTACGGCAATTTCAACGGAACATTTACAAGTTCTACGTCTCTCAAGAATTTCCGCAGCTCTAGAGTATTCAGTAAAAATATGACCATTAACATGCAGATATGTTTTATCCTCTTCTTCATCATATTCTAAATAAGGTTCATCAAGCTGACTAATGACACCGACTGGACGCTCTAGATATTCAATTTCATCATCTTCATTAAACTCTATATCATGGCTATGGAATTCATAAGTTCCCTCATCTGTCTTAATAATGTTAGCAAGAATCGGTCTGCCCTTAAAAGAAGACATATTTGTCTTCATTACATCTTCGGAAATACATGATTGATTTCTATTTACACCAATATGACAAGATTTAAGACTTACAGGCATTAAGCCATCTTTACTGCTGTCAGATACCTCAAATGTTTCAACTGACTGCACAATAAGTGGTTTATTACCATGTTCCTTAGAACTAAAACGTGTGAAATTATTTTGTTTACAAAAAGTCGCAAGATCATCAATTGTATAAAAAGTTCTTGGCATATTACCTCCTCCTTTCTTACAAATTTTATATATGCAATCCCAATGTGGGAATTACAAGTGTAGATTATTTGTGAAGTGAATTTTCTTCACATCTGATTCATCAAATGAAAATTTGTCCGGCATCTTATTAACAAACGTATAAGTTCCAGCAATATTTGATAATAATAAAAATCCATGAGCAATCAACTTGTTGCTCATGGATTCGTCTTTCGTAATTATAAACTTTTTAGATTGAGGCATTTATATTACCTCCTTTGTTAATTTTTATTTAATTGGAAAGTATTTTCGTCCTATCTGGTTGAGATAAGTCATCAGCCCTAAACCAAAGAAAACCATGCGATTTATGTGATTTACTTTTAATCGCATTACAAATAGTTCTGTTTGAAATTCCAGTTTGTCTTTCAACCTCATGAGAGGACATGTATGTATTTATAAATAACCCATTAACATCATATTGATTAATTGTATATCCAACATCTTTTGACTTACTTCTTCTTCGTGATTCATAAGGATCATAGTTACACTTTCCAATATTGGTTATGATTTTTAACCAATTCACAATTGTGCTATCGCTATGCTTCATAATTTTTGATATGTCGCCAACAGTATATCCTTGTAAGTACATATTGGACGCAATCATCATTTCTGAACGCACACCATATTGATCACATAAACTCCAGTCTATACAAGACAAATCAAATAAATCATTCAATTCACTATTAATAATTGATTTTTTAATGTAATCAAGTCTATTTGATATGTATTTATATGCACAATCTATTCTAATAGCATCTATTCCATGATCATTGGCTTTTTTATCTTTCAACAAGTCTAACTCAACGCCATATAATCCAGAATTTCTAGGAGTTTCATTTAAATTATTCCCATGCCCCATTCTGCCATCCATTTCAAGAATGTATTTATTACCATTGTATTCAAAATAATTATCATAGAAATACGGACTAATCCAGTCTGGTCTCCATTCATATTCAATATTTTTTACTCCTATTTGATTTAATAAATTTCTTGCAAATTTATTTGGATATGAAATGCCATCTCCACATACATCGCACGAAAGTCCTTGATTACACACGTTTCGGATTGTCTTTAAATGTTCCGTTCCACATTCTGGACAAATAAAAATAGCTTTTTTATTTGAATATGCAGTATATTTATTTCCGTCAATTGGATTTTTTAATAATTTTGCTATATCTGGACGAACAGTACACAAATCAGTTTCTCCAACAATAGCATATCTCCCGCTACAATATGGACATCCAGTATGTTCATATAATATACTACCAGCCTGAGCAGACCATCTATGCATTTTTGAACAATAAAATGTCATAACATCTTTTGAATTCTTATATATATCATCTGTATATACATCAAGATTAAGTGTTGCGATCCTTTTTTTAAACTCGTCGTTTGTTATCTGTTTTCCCATAATATTTGCCTCCCTTATAAGCATAAAATGAGAAAAGTGGTAAGAAAAAGATAAGGGCTTTTTCAACTTAGCGTCCCAAGCTGTCCCACTTTTATCGTTAATATTATAACACATTAATTTTGTTTTGTCAAGTCCTATTTTTTGTCTCTCGTAGATTGACCTTCATCACTAAGATCTCCTTCATCTTTTTCTGGAGCACCTTCAGAACCGTCTCCGTTTTCTACATTTCCAGACTGTGTGTTACTAGATATCAATGGTTTATTCCAGCTACTTACAGTTAATCCAAGTGCATTTTCTAGATAGCTCATTCCACGTTCCTTAACTGGATTTGCATTCAAAAGTGATGCTAACTCCATTTTAATTGGAACACCATAGCCGCCAGCCTTAAGCAGCTGATCAATTCTATCATCCACGAAATATGGCGACACATCACTGTATTCAACTACCATGCCTGTTTCACCAAGATGATTTAAAACCCACAAATTAACCCAAGCATTAATTTGTTCAACTGGTGCCATTGCATCCATAGAATCAAATTGTAATGCCTTGTTAAAACTTGCGCTGTTTGTAATCTTATTCTGATTTAATACAATACCACCATTAGCATTAATAATGTTTTCGTATGCCTCAGAAATAATATTAACATCATTGGCATTATTGCTGTTAAAATCAATTGCTTCCAATTTCATTGGAGACATAGCAATTGCTATGTTTGCTGGCAGTGCAGCCTGCAATTTCTGGAAGAACTTATTAGCTAATTCTAGGTCAATCTCAAAATCATCTACATCTTTAGTGCCAGAAATAGTATCAATTTTTGCATAAATCAATTTATATGCTTCAAGTTCATCTTTTAAATCTTGTACAGCTTGTAAATCAGCTAGACTGATTATACTATCAAATAATCCACTTAATGGGGGGATTGGATAATCAAGTGTGTCTATATTTATTTTTAAACAGAATGTATTTTCAATTGGAAGTTCCGCCCATCGTTGCGTATTATCGCTCTTGTACTTATTATATAATTTTTTAAAAATAGGATCATAAATATCCAAATAGTAAGAATTTGTACCAGAATCAAAATAACTAAGGTCGAACGCAAAATTTAGTACACCTCTATAATATTGCTGACTAGAAATTTTACAATAATCTGGGTCTAAAAGATGAATAAAAAATTCTCCGTCATTCTCAGGGTCTCCATAGCAGAAACCATACACAACGTCATTTTTCCAAGCCTGCAACATACACTTTAAAATCTGACTCTTCATGTCCATATTACGAATATATTTTGTAACTGTATCATAATTCTGCAGAATATTTTCCATGTCTGGTTCTTCTGTTAATATAATATCAGGATAAACAGTCCAAGATTTTAACTGTATTTGATATGCTTTAAAATTAATTAATCTTCTATAAACATGAGAAACAGTATATAAATAATTACTTAATTTTCTCAAATTCTTTTGGTTACTTTCTGATGCAGGGTTTTGTAAATATGAACGCAAGCTTTCTCTTGAATAAGTAGTATATGTAATACTT